GTCCCTGCTGAGTTTCTGGCGTCAATGAGTCAGCTCAACTGTCTCGATGCGGACAAAAAAGCGAGTGGTTCCGGTGGAGTTTCCGACCACCTCGACCTTGAGGCTGCCGTTGGTCGTGTCGGCGGTAAGGTTGAGATCCCAAGCAGAGGCCCCAGCGTCCTCGGTCACGGCCTCGGTGGTCGTGCCCACGATGGCGGTGGTCGCGGCGCTGGCCCCGCGTTTGATCGCACCCTCCTGCCTCCAGACCTTGGTGACCTCATCGGTCATTTTGGCGACGGCGTGCACCTTGAACCCATAGCTGGAATCATTGGGCAGGACGATGCGGGTAGTGGAGCCCAGCGTCTGGTCGCCCAGGGCGATCTCCGTTGGTGTATCACTGGTCACGGAGTCTCTGAGTAGATACAGGCCTGTCTGGGCATCCCCGAGGGCGGCGAACCTGCCCGCGGCTCTGGCCTGCATGCCGTAAAGCCCCCGCGTAGTGGCATAGTATCCACTGACCGAAGCATAGACTCCGCTCGCCGTGTTGTTCTCTCCGCCCACCACCGTTGCGGTGTCTCCGCTGGCAGTGTTGCCGGTGCCGCCGACGATTGTCGCGTATTCCGCGCTGGCCGTGTTGGAAAACCCTCCGCCGACTGTGGAGCTGTTACCGCTGGCCGTGTTTGACCGGCCACCCGCCACCGTCGCGTTGGTGTCGCTGGCCGTGTTCGAGTAGCCACCGCCGATCGTGGTAGTAGTGCCGGAGGCGATGCTCCAATCTCCCCCGCCCACAGTAGAACTGGTGCCGCTGGCGGTGTTGCGGTATCCGCCACCGATCACAGACGTGGCTCCGCTTGCCACTTCCGTGGCTGCCGCGCGGGTGGTTTGCCAGTCCACCGCATTGGTGCCACGCTTATTTCCACCAGCCGCCGCACTGTCTGGCAGATCCCCCAAGAGCGCGCCTGAGCCTTTTGGGATGATCGCCGCGTCCACGTTCGTGGCCGCGTTCGTGGCAGTCAGAGATGCCACTGGCACCGTGGCGTTCGGGGCGCTGGAGCCCAGCGCATCCGTCCAATTGGTGAGGCCCCCGCCTCCTGCTGCCCATGAGGGAAGCCCAGAGGCAAGAGTGAGCACATTACCATCCGCGCCGGCGGCCAACTTGGTGAGCACTCCACCGCTGTTTCGATAGTAGATGTCACCAGTGGCTCCAGTTCCAAGAGTGATATTGGCAAGGCTTGGCGCATTTGCGGACCACGCGGGAAGGCCGGAGGAAAGAGTGAGCACGTGCCCATCCGTTCCAACGGCCAGCTTGGTCAAAACGCCGCCGCTGTTTCGGTAGTAGATGTCTCCCGTGGCTCCAGTTCCAAGAGTGATATTGGCAAGCGTCAAATCGGTAAGCTGTGAGCCATTCACCGCAGGGAGGTTTCCTGTGGAAACATTCAAGCGCACTAGATTCCCCACCCCTGTGCCATGATCAAGGAGCGCGGCCGTGCCAAGGCCCAGTAGGGTGCGCTGGGCTGCCACGTTTGCCGCCTTGGCCATGTCTTCACCGGTTGAGGTGAAACCCCAGCCGGTAAAAAGATCGTTGATTGTGATCTTTTTCGATCCGATCGACCCAGCGGACACATCCACTATGGGCAGGATGTCTGTGGCAGGGGCGAGGTTTCCTGATGCCAACGCGGTGCGCTCGCTGACTTTCTCTCCCTGTCCAAAAACAGGAAGCAGGGCGCTAATCGCCCAGATGATGATTCCAAGTATGTGTGTATTCTTCATGGTGTGTCTGGTGTGAGATTTTATGATTCGTCGAGAGTGTAGTCGCCGCCTTCGGTGAGCTCGGGATCGCCGCCCTCGGTGATTGTTGCGTTGTCTGGTGGGCCTGCCTCCGGATCGGTCCATCCGCCGGCCGTGCTGCCGTCGTCATCCGGATCGGCCAACCAGAAATAATTGTCAGATCCGGATTGGCGAAACCGGTTGACCAGATCGAGGAAGCTGTGACGCAGTGGCGGTCCGCATTGGTAAACAACCTCCCCAGTGCGCGGGATGATCGTGCATCCGGTGATCAGAGCTCCCATGGTAGCGGTCTCCGGCACCCATTCGGTGATGTTGAGCTTGGATCCAACCGGATTGTTGTGCGCGAGAACCTCCTGCACTGTTGTCACCGATCCTTCCCATGGGACGAAATTTTGACTGGCAAGTAAATTGGCGGCGAGGCCAGGAGGAGGGTTGAACCATCCCCAATCTTCCTTGCGGATCAGTGTGCCGGAAGTGAGGCCGCGCACGGCCCAAACGCTTGCGGAAATGGTGGCTTCCCATACCACCAAAAGCTCGGTGTCGCCGCCCACGATGCCATTCACCCACCGGATGATGCTGCGTTGCCTTGCTCCCACCAGGCGCGCCCACTTGGGAGGATCCGGGATGGTTGCGTAAATGTCGGGATCGGTCCATGTGGACATGACGGTTGCTGTGACGCGCGCCTGAATGTATTCGATGCCGTCCTTGGTCCACCAATCCCTCGGCTCTCCTTGTGTGAGAAAATGCGGCCAGTCTGCCGTCGAGAGCACGTTTCCATCCGGGTCCGTCATGGTAATCAGCGGATCCTGCGGATAGGTCATGGTCGCTCCAAATGCGCCTTCCGTGAGTTGCTCCAATGTCGCCTCTGGATACGGCGCGCCTGCTTGTCGAAGCAGCTCGTGCGCATGCTGAAGCGCTGCAGTTGCCGTGAGAGTTGCCACCGTGATCTCCACGCTATCCGTGAGGTCTTGTGGAAGTGTGAGATTGATCTCCGGACCCGTGATCGCAATCAGACCTCGCGTGGGCAGCACACTGGTGATCGACCCTGCGCTGGTTTCCACGAACTGCGTCACTCGCTTGTTGGCTGACGTGTAGCGCTTTGCTGTGCCCAGCTTGACCTGCTCCACTTCGAGGTCGACGCGCGGTTTCAAGTCAACCGCAGTGATGATCGCCGTTCCATGTTCGACCGTGATCGTGCTGGCGCTGCCACGGCGGCTCATCTTCACAGCCACGTCTCCGGATCCGCTGTGATCGAGCCACATCACCCCATCCGCCATCCATGCCATAAGATCCGCAAGAGATGCTGCAATCGATTGGTTTTGCATGCTCAGGCGAGGAACCTCGAAACCGTCCGCCATCGCTCCCGCCTGCACCGGCATGCCAAGCGCCACGGCCCGCGACACCACGCTTTGTAGATGGTCTTCGAGGTATCCGCTTGGCAGTAGGTAGATCGGTCTCTCTGCTGAGGCTCCGGTCCCATCCAGCACCTCGCTGGAAAGCATCGTATTGGCGAGGAAATACCATGCATCAGCCACCGTGATGCGGTATCCAATGCGGCCAGTGCTGTGCTGGGGATCGCGGCCGATAACCCAGCCCGTGAAGAACCTGTCTCCGTTAAGGTAGAGCGTCATCGTCTGGCGCAGATCCGGAGTGTATGTTGAGATTTCGGTGGTGTCCTTAAGCCACACCATCCATGTCATTGTAGACACCGCCATGGATTGGAAATTCACACGCATTCCTTGAATGCGTAGATCCTCCAATGGACGCGCCGTGGCGTTCACACTCTTTCCGGCTTGACCGGCTATGGTCCATGTGTCGCTCATCCTTTGGTCCGGTTATCGGTTGGGGTGCTTGTGGCTTGGATCTGCTGGATCTGGCGGCGCAGTTCATCGATGGCGCGGTTGGCATCTTCGAGTTGTTTGGTAATGTCACCACCAAGCCCCATCAGCATCCGGTTGTTCTGCGCCATCAGCAGGTCCAACCCTTTCAACTCATCCAGCGTGATCACGCCATCTTGCAGAATTGCGCGAATCTTTTCCACCGCTGGTTTGAGTTCGGCATTTCCGCCCTTCTCTGCGGCCGTGGCAATGTCATCCAGTTCCTTTGCCGCGACCTGCGTCAGATCTTTCTCTCCCTGCAAATTAATTTGACGATTGGCGTCGGTGATAATCTGCTTTTCAGCAGCGCCTTGTGTCTTGTTGTCTGACACCACCCGCTCAAATTCGGATTTGGCGAGCTCTACCGCCCTTGTGAATGTCAGTAATTCCTCCGCACTGACCTTCAGTGCCTCTTGTGCTTTCGGAAGTTCTTCGCTGGTCAGGGTTTTGATCATCTGCCGAGCGTCTGATTCCTCCGTGCCTGGCTTGCTCAAACTTTTAACCCGCTCTTCCGCTTTCACCACCATGCCGCTTGCGATCAACTCACCATCTGTGCCCGCGGTAATCGCCGCCACATTTTTCGCATCTTCCAGTGCCTTCTGAGCCTCTGCCAATTGCTTCAGCCGGTAATCAATGGCGCGCTTCAAGATCTGCTCCGCCCCAGCGATCTTTTGCACTACATCTACCACGTCCTGCCGCCGCTCATCAGGGCCCGGCACTGCGCGGCTCTCTTCAATCACAGCTGTTGTCAGCTTCGATCTGGCGGCTTTCTCAGCATCTCTACGCTTCAGCTCCGCTGCTTCATACTCAATAGTTAAAAGATTCTTGGCCGTATTGAGGCGTGCTAGAGTCAATTGTAATGCGGTCATATTTCCATCGCGCAATGCTTTCGCTTCCAATTCCGCAAGCTTTAGTGATTCACGCGACAACGCCACGCGCTTCTCTGCCTCAATACGCGACGATTCAAGCGACGACTTATCGATCTCGAGCTTTGCGTTCTGGCCGATACTTAGGATTTCATTTTTGAGGTCACGAGCGCCCTCTGCTGCATCCTTCGTGTTGAACTCGATGTTTTTCTTAGCTAGTCCATCGTAGAAATCTTTGACGTCCTTTGCCCTTTCCTTCAAAGCCTCCAGATCATCTCCCGCTTGTTTGGACCCACTGCCAAACCTTTCCCACAGCTGCGTGATAGCTACGGCAGCGAGCGACAGAGCGCCAGCCAGTCCAGCCGTGCCACCGAGCTGCATGACGAGCGTCGGTATGTTGTTGAGGATGCCGCGAAGTCCATATTGGGCGTCTTCAGTGAGGCGGGAAAACTCCAGCATGGCCATTCCGGCGTTACCGTTGCGGCCGGTAGTGGCTCCGAGCTTGCGCGCTTGGATCTCAGCACCGGCCAGATCGTTCTGCACGGTTTTGATCTGCCCGCTCAACCGCGTGAAATCCTCACCAGCCACCGGCACTCGTCGCAATTCCTGTTGAAGTTGCTCCAGCTTGTTTTCCAGATCTTGGATACTCGCTCCCGCCTGCTTCGCACCCGTGGTGTTGGCAGTCGTGTTGATCTTGATGTCGATGTTCTTGTCAGCCATGAGATTATACCTCCGCTATGTCGTTGAATGTCGGTGGAGCACTCACAAACCGCAGCGTGCGCCTCACCGTCGCGGCTCCCGTATCGCTCGGCAGATCTGGGCTCATTTCCACCAATGCACACGGTGTGAATATGGCCTCCCACAAATCGTCCTCGTCTTCGCTTTCAATGGTCAGCGTGCCGCTCTTTCCATCAAGCCCGATCCATCCAGACTGCATGTCCAAGTGTTTCCCCAAGGCTGCCACCAGCGTGGATTCGTCCGCTTCCAGAGTGATCGTCAGATCCAACGCGGCTCCACCAAGCGCGCGGAAATATGCCTCAGCCACTCCCATCCCCGGCACATCAAAAACTTCCTGCTGTCCATTGCCACTAAGCGGCGCCGCGATCCAATCCCCAGATGCGACCAGAACCACGGACGATGATGGTCCGCGCTCCCATGTGATTTTTACTGGGCAAGTTTGCGTCATGATACCACCCATCCTTCCGGTGTTTGCAGTGTGAAGAGACCACCGCTGTATTTGACGCGCAGCGCGCGCCCGGTGTGTGCCAATGTCCCTGAGGTTGCAGCGGCAAGGCTTGGCAATACCGTGCTTATTATGCGGGGCTGTATGGTAAAATACTTGAGCACCGCATCCGTGGAGGTGCGGCGCACGGATACATAAGTGATCATCAAAAACTCACCCTCCCAAGTCACTCCGGTTTCCGGTGCAACTACGCTGTCCAACACTCCCGCAAACTCCACGGGGTATGATCCACCGTCCATGTAGTAAATGCTGGAGCCAAGATGAACGCCTGGGCCGACATCCGCGCGCGAACTTTGCACTTGTAGATGCACATAGCCCCCCTCCGCAGATCCGTCGCCCAGTGCTGTTGCTGTCAGACTTGGGCCAAATACTCCGCCCATCTGCACATAGGTGTCCGCTGGAAAGTTTTTCCATTCCAGCGTCATGGGGGCAAATCTGTATCCAGATCCCGCCCCCAGTGTGGGGCCAATATAAAACCCATATCCCACGGCAAAACTCGGGATCGACATCACCGATGCATCGTAATCATCAAACCCAGCACTTGCCACGGATCCGCCCCAGCGCGTCTGGAACTGGTCGGGGAATCGTGGCCTTGCAATGCTCTTGCGAGGCTGCGGCCACACAAGCGGGCGCGTCGCCTCTGCCAGTGGACGCACCGGCCATGACGTTCCTGCAGCAAAAGTGATTCCTGGCATGATGTCAGAGAGTGTTGCGCGAGATCCGGAATCGGTAGCGGTGGATCGTCTCGATCTCCCCCGACTCCGTGCTGATTATGTGTGATGTAGAGAGCAGCGCGGCCCGCACCTCGCGCGCCGATCCGCCGGTTGGCGTGATCTGCAACGTCGATGTGATGCCCCACATGTCCTCCGCCATTTCCGAGCAGATCTGCTTCCATGCGGCGTTGAGGGTCGCATGCGTCAGCACTCGGGAGATTTCCAACCTGCGCCGTGATCCACCACGAGCCACCACACGGGCCGCGGTGGCGGCATCGAGGAAGCCAAGCGCGTGTGCGCCTATCTCGTTCGTGGCGATTTCCTCGGCCATCTCGTCGCCAGCGGAAAGCAAAGTCCGGACACCGTCAGAAGCCGGTGCCCAGATGATTTGCCATGCGCTGACGCGGCGTGTTGCCATTAGGCCGGATAGGTGAGCTCAACGATGTCGAGCGCACCGCCGTCAGCCAGATGGCCGACACGGATCACCGGTGAGCCGGGCTCGTTCTTGTCCTCAGGGATTTGGGCCAGCGTGAGGCGAGCGTGGATCTCAACCTCACAGAAGAGGTTGCCATCCTCGTCGTAGCGAACCATGCGCACCCAGCCATCCTGATGGCGGCTCGGGTCGGCGAATGCGGTTTGAGGTGTGCCGCTCACCGGAGTGCTCGCCATGCCGAACATAAGTTGGTCGAACAAGGTCACCGCATAATCGATCATGGTGAACTCGAAGGCATCTTCGACTACCGTGACATCGGTGCGCTCCTTGTAGCCGCCGGTGGACACTGCCCACTCACGCTTGCGCTCTTTGGTCACTGGGACGTATTTTGCCATGTTCACGCGGCCAAGCGAGAAGTCGGTCCACTCCGATCCGGAGGGCTTGTTGCTCGCGCTCGCCAAGTCAGGCGTTTCCGTGAGGGAGAAATCCGCGCCGTCAGCGCAGAAAAATACTTGAGCGCCGACAAGGCGTTCTTCGAGGCTTCCGAATTTTGATGCCATGGTGTTGTTTTTCTAGTGGTTGGTTGTGGATGGGTGAGAATCAGTCCTGTTTGGGTGCATCGAGCGTGAGCACCGTCACGTCGAACTGCGGATCATCGGGGAAAGTGAGTAAGTCGGTAGAGCACCAGATCGCGCCAGACGATGGAATGGACGCCGGCCACCAGCCGTGCAGCAGCTCGATGATCTCGTCCATGAGAGCGTCATTGTCTTTGGCGTCCTTGGCGTTGAGCACCGGAGAGGTGAACAGCGAAACGGTGTATTTACCGGAAAACCGAGCCTTGGTCTTTTGCTTGGATGTGTTGGTGCCGGTGAGCAACCGAACGATCACCACCTTGCCCTTGGCCTTGCCCATCCGCTGATCAAACTCGGCCTCCACGCTGGATGAGTCATAGACCACGACCTTGCCAACCAGCTCGGGGATTTCCTCGATGCGGGTCTTGATAGCCTGGGCGATGGATTTGAGGCGGCTCATTCGTCAAAAGTCTAGGATGTCGTTGCCACCATAGCTTGCGGCCGTGGAGGATTCGGCGACAGGATCGGAGTCGGTGAACGCTGTGGAGCTCATCGAGCGCAGGGATTTGAGCCCTTCAACGGCGTCCTTGTATTCATCACGGCGCGGATCGGTCATGCCCTGCTCGACGGGTGGCAGGCCCATGAGGGCTGCACGGGCGATGATCGAGGCCCAGGCAATGCAGAAGTCCGGCAGAGTGCCGGCGGCTCCCATTTGCGTGACTTGAGGATTCGCGCGGATCGCTCCCCGGAACTGCGCCAGCGTCTGGCCGTGAATGAGAGTCAAGCGATCAGGTGACCCAGAAGGCACAACAGCGCCATCGCTTTCATCGCTGTATTCGGAGCGAGCAACCTCCTCATACGTCTCGAGCTCCCGGACGGACATCCGAGCCTTGATGTGATCGACAGTGAATGTTTCCCAAGACATGAGGTGTTTCTATGAAAGAGCCCCCGCCGCTGGGTGGCAGCGAACGGGGGCCGGAACAGCAACCTAGCACAGTTGATGAGAGGGAGGAGATCAGCTCGTGGTGACCGTGAGGCGTTTGGCTGCAGCCGCGTTGTTCACGTATGCTGCTTCCGTCCACTCCACGATGTGTTTTTCGCCGAAATCTTTCGGAAGGACGCGAACTCCACCGAACGGGTTGGCTTGCACGCGGAACGTCTTGAACGCGGAGGCGTCGAACGTGTTGGCGTTGTCGGCTGCGTAGTAGATCCACACCTCGGCGTTCGTGTCGGTCAGCGCGTTGGCCTTGGAGGTCGTCGCGTTGAGGCGAGTGTCGAATGCAACGGTGGAAACCATGCACTGGGTGTTCGGGTTGAGCAGCAGGCTGCCGACATCGTCGAGCATGACCACGGCATCCTTGGATTTGGAGTTGCCGCTGGTGATCCGGCCCTTGACCGCGGTCGCGTTCTTGAAGATCGACCAGGCACCGAGGGAGAACACCACCCGGTTGGGGACGGGGCCGATGGTGTCGGCCACGGTCTTCATGTAGGAATCGATGTCAGCGATCGGATCGTCTGACGATCCCCAGACTTCGGCGGTGGCAGCAACTCCGGTGCGGAGCACGGACAGGGTTTCGCTCAGGCGGCTGTTGCCAGCTTGCGAAACGAGGTTGCCCACGCGACCTTCACGGAGCAGGCGGGATCCTTCGCCAGTGGTGGCGAGGTCGAGCTCGTGAGTGTCGATGATGTCGTGCAGAGCGTAGGGCTGCAGGGTGATCAGAACGCGCTCACCATCGGTGACCACGGCCGTTGAGTCTCCGCCGATCGCACGCTTGGCACTCGGCACCTGGAAGGAGCTGCGCTTGGCGTAGTCGATGATGTTGAACTGAGCGGCACCGGTGGGCACCACAGGAGCGAGGAAGTCTGCCAGCGGCGAGGCTGTCTGTTGGAACAGACCCTTGGCGAACTGGTTCAGAGTTGGGATGTTTGCAGGAGTGGCCATTGTCTTATGGTGTTGGGTGTGGGTCTGTCAGAGATTAGGCGAGCGTTTGGTGACCAGGGCTGAGAACAGCCTTGATGAGTTGACCGGCAGCGGTGGATGCTTCCAGAGCGACCGCGAACACCTTGTGGGTGGCGGTGGTGCTCTTGTTGCACTGGCCGGAAGCGACAGGCGCGAGGCCGTCACCGATTGCGATGCCGGAAGCGGAGGCTTCGACGAACACGATGGCACCGGATCCGGCTGGGGCGATGCTTGCAACTCCACTGGCTGCGCAATCTTCGGTCACCACTCCGAGAGCGGCTTCCGTTGCGGCGGTGGTGACAACGCAAGTGCCCGAAGAGGCCTTGACTACTTTGCCGAGAGTCACGGCGGCTGCGCCGTTGGTGATGGCAACGATTGGGGTGGTTTGAGCGAGTGGCATGGTCTTGATTGGTTGGGGTAGAGAGTTGGGGTGGGATCAGTTGAACGCTTCGGGGTCGATCTCGGTGGCGCGAGCCCAGACGAGTTGGAATCCGGCGTTGGCTCCGAGTTCTTGGCGGGCCTTGGCTTGCGCCGCTTCGATGCGGGTAGCGGAATCGCCTTTGCCCTTTTCGTCACCGGCGGTGACCAATGGCTTTTCAAAGGCCGCGAACTTGACGGGGAGGGAATCAAGGAACTTGATGCCCAGTGCTTCGTTGGCTTGGAGCAAGTCGAGCGACTGGGTTTTGGTTTCCTCGTCCTTGGGAGCGATCTTGCCGGCGGTGACCGCGGCCTCAACGAGCGAGGCGTGACGATCGGCGGTGGCCTTCTCGGCAGCTTCCACCAGTTGTTTGTTTTCGGCTTCGACGGTAGCGAGCTTGTCAGCGGCTTCCTTGGCTTCGATCTTCAAACGGTCGATGGCTTGAACGGCTTCGGCTTCCGCATTGTCGGCGGCAGCGTTGATGGCGAGGGCGGCGAAAATGAGTTTGCTCATGGTGGTAGGTTCTTTGGTAAGAGTGTCTGCGTCCTTCGCAGCGATGCGCGGGATTTCGCGGAAAGCGGGTTCGTTTACCAGTGCGGCGAGTGGTCCCTTCTCTGGCAGTCCGGATGGAATGCCATCGTCATTGATGAGGAATGTTGGCGACAGGTAGGAAAAATCGCGGCCCTCGATGGCTGACTTGCCCGCACCGGTCCACTCGATGGCGGCCATGATTCCTTTGCCTGGCTCATAGCGAAACCCGGTAGGAATAGCGCTGGCCTTTCCAGCCTTGTGTTCAAAGTCGAACCACGGGCGCACATTGTTCTTCTGGCGATCTGCCAGAGCGGATTGCAACGCGGCAGCGATCTGTGCGCCTTGATCCGCGGGCACCCGAACTTTGATGCGCTGCGCCTTGCCGTTCACGCTCGGCGTGATGTCGTGATCACCTTCAGGGAGATAGACGATCTCGGAAGGCACACCGGAACCCGCTGCGATTGCGGCGGTCATGGCGGCTTGGATCAGGATCGACATGCATCCGAACTATCTCGGGCGTGTCGATTGTGCCACTTGGTGGAGTGGTCCCCTGCGAGCGTTACCGCAGCACAACGTCCACCGTGGCGGTGGAATTGACCTGATACTCGGCGTCTTCCTTGCTCATGCCCAGGGCCATCAGCATGCTCACAGCTTTGGCTGCTGTGATTTCTCCAGCAACCAGCGCGTCGATGATGTCATCCGCCGTGTTCATTTCCTAAGCCAGCCTTTCTTCTCGAAAATACCACTGATTGCCGCACCTACAAGGTCGAAATCATCCCACTCCCATTGGGCGTTGGCCTGCACTCCCTTCCTCGTCAGCGCCAGATCGTCTTCCACTTGTTGCAGCATTACCGGGTCGCCTGACTTCTTGGCAATCCACTGGGCGTAGGCCCGTGCAAACATTTCGTGCTCACTCAGCAGGTATTCCCGTCCGCTCTTCGAAAGCCGGTAATCTCCGCGAATTGTTTTGATCGCTGTGGAGTTTCTGGCGGCGGTCACGAACTCAGCGAACTCAGGGCCATACGAGCCCCACGTGCGAGCAATCGCCGCATACATCCGTGATTTGGCGCTCCCGTCGACTCGGTTCATTGGTTGAGCTGCACCCGGTCCACGCCAAAACGCCATGTGATCGAGCCAGTGACCAACCTCGTGAGAAATCGACAATTCAGAGTGTGTCCGCTTCTCCAGCGCGATCTGCTGCGCGGCCTCGTATGGGTTGTAGTGAGCAAGGGTTGATCCGTTCGTGATCTTGGTCACAAACGGAATCTCCTTCAACGGCCCGTCTCCATGCACCGCGTCGATGGCGGCCATAGCACGATCCTTTGCCCGAATGTCGGTCGCATTGGTGGTCGCAACTCGTAGCTTGGGCCCAATGTCGGATCCCTTTGTTTTCGGCTTTCTCGTGGCCGCTTTCTTCTTGGCCACCGGCGGCGTCTTGACCTTGATCTCGATCGTGTCCGCTGTGGTGTCGATCTCGATCTGGTCGACGGGTGGAAGTTGGGAAATTGCGTCACGATACCGGTCCGCACGTGCAGTGTCCCCTTCTCGCTCGGCGCCCTCCAGTCCTCTCTTGAGCATGATCCGGCGCGTGTTGGTGGCGGCCTGACGGGCGATCTCTTCCGGATCTTGTGGCTTTGGTCCTCCGCGCAGCTCATCGACGAGCTTGCGCTTCACCGCGGGATCCATGGTGCGCACGCTGGCCCGCAGTCCATCCGTGATCTTTCCGCCTGGTGGCGTTCCGATGTTTTTCACATCGAGGCCCAGCTTTCGCGCCTCCGACCGTGTTACATCCTCCTGAGTCACGCCCGAGTTGAAACCATACGGGCCCCATGGCACGCCAAATCCACCAATCAGCGGATCGTTGTGGAAATTTGCCCAGCGTGGATCCGTCTTGAGCATCACGTCCCCCAGGTGTGCTTGATGGCGTGGCCGCGGCTCGCTCACCCCACGCTCACGGATCAACCTTGCCGCTGGAAATGCGCGGAGCACCGCCGGATTCATCCCCTGCTGCCACTGTCCGAACCCGTAGGATTGCCGCACGTTCGTGTCGAAGATCAGGCGCAGGCGAGATACACTGCGGATGTCCTCGATGTCCGTCTGATCCACCCCAGCGAACTCGTCCGGCTTGGCCATGCCCTCGGCAATCATGAAATCCCGCATGCGCTTCACAAAGTGTTCACGGCCGGCGGTCTTGAGCGCCACCTTCACTGTGCCGTCCGGCTGCTCTACCTGCTCGGTGGTCTTGGCCATGTAGTCGAACAGCAACCCGTGCGCCCGATCCAGAAACCGCGCGTTTTCCACCTTGGCAGAGAAGAATGAGCGCGTGCGAAAATCAGCCTCCTGCTTCTGCCATGCGGCAGCATCCCACTCAGCAGGCACATCCTCCTTGTCGAGCAGGAAGCGGATTGCCTCCGCGAATGACATCGGTTTGGTGATCATGAGTCTTCTATGATGTCCGCAAGGCCGTCACGCCACGCGTTGGTGAATGCGACAGCAAGCATTTCTTCCGGTGGCAATGCGCCCGGCCATGGTCCGTTTGTCACGGATTTGACCAGTGCATACACCGCGCGGATCTGGCTCGTCTTGATGCTGGTGCCACCGGCTGCGCCACGGCGCCCGCGGGAACCGGACGTGATACTTCCAATTCTCTCAAACAGCGCGTGTTTGCCCTTGATGGTGAAAAGTCGCCGCCCGGTGTTCTGCTGGTAGACCGACGCATACAGGCCTCGCGCCTCCGGAATGAGCGGGATGGTGAGCGCTTTCGCTCGCTTGGGTGTGATCGTTCCGCCCTTTACCTTGTGGGCGTAGTAGGTGGCATCGTTGGTGATCGTGGCGCTTGTGGCGTCGGCAGCGGTGTGGTTCCACCCACGCGCCACATCCGCACCAAAGGAACTTCCATCACCTCTACCTGTGCCCAGGTAGCGCTTGCCTCTCCACCCGCCGGCCTTGTCGAACTCTCGGTGGTATTTCCCCGCCGCATTGCTGGCCGCTCGTCCACCGATCGCATTCAGATCCGCTGACTCAGCGCCCGTGAGCGAGGAGATCAGGGCCGCGAGAGTCGGAGCCGCGGTGTCTTTGACGTTGACCTGTATTTGGATCATCGCTCGTAGCGGCTGACACTTCCGGCCAGCGCAGCAGAGCTGGTGGCCTGCATGAATGCTTCCTCCAGTGCCTGAGCGTCCATCAGTTCAAAGATTTCCGGTAGTTCGGCCTGGGCTTTGTCCAACGCGTCGAGAAAGTCTTGATCGCTCACGGTTTTGGACATGGCCAACGCAGCGAGGCGAGCAAAGAACGGGCGCACCGGCGCCAACCACTCGCGCGAAACTCCGGTGAGGCCTTCCAGCACGGCAGTGGACAATTGGTCGACAGTCAGCAGGGAGGACGAATCAGCGGCGGCCACCTTCTTCTTGGCCTCTTCCTTGAGCTCGTCTTCCTCTTTCCCTTCGTCCATTGGCTTTGTTTCATGGGGCAGCGTCCCGCTACCACCCGTCGCAGGATCTCCCTGCGCACCATTCGCCTGGGGACGAAACAAGTCGGCATCGTCCTGTGGCACAGGAACGCCAAGGTCTTCGTAGACATAGGCCTTGTCCATGGGCAGCCCCAATCTGGACAGGATCTCCATGCGCTCGGCGCGGGCCTTGTCGTCTTTGGCCTCGGCGTGGCGGGCCCAGAACTCGGGTAGCATGTCGGTGCGGCCGTAGTTCGCGGCCCCGATCGCGGGGATGAGTTGTTGAGTGATGATGCCACCAACGAAATCAGCGATGCCCTTCACGGCTTGGTGGAGTGTGTTCTCGTGCACCTCTCCCAGTGCTCGGCTTCCGCTGTTGTCGGTGCCGCTCGTGAGCGTCTGGCCGAGAATGAACTGGTCACACTGGCGATCGGCGAGGTCGATCAATACAGCCTGCGGAATGGAGTCTCCACCTTTCGCCCCGTCGAGCACGTTGATTTTGGATCCCGGCTTGGTCACGATGTATCCGGTCGACCCGATGGATGCCAACGCGGCTTTCACGGTGGCTTCGTCCTTCACGTCTCCAACCTCGGCGTGGCGCCATGGAATGCCGAACAGTTGGGTAAAATTCATCATCCACTTGAGGCCGTAGACGGCAGCCAACCAGTATGGTGCCAGCGCTCGCAGCGGTGCTGCCATGGCTGGGTGCGTCGGGTGTCCGGTGTTTACTGCCACCAAAAACCGGTGGTCTGGGAAGTCGATGCCATACGGCGCGTATGCCTGCCCGTCTGGGTAGAACACGAGCCGGTCCTCTCCACCGTCCGGCGTTTCGGCAGGGTATCCGTAGAATCGAGCAGGCACCGGCTTGATTGCCCTCGGTAAAAGCATGCCATCTTTCCTGTGCCAGCGGATCTCCGCCACCCCGTGGCCGTAGTAGTTGGAAAACACCAAGTGCCGGATCAGGCCCTCCAGCGACAGCTCATTGGTTCCAATTTTGGGCCGCATCCCCCACAGGATCTCCTCGAACTCTCCGGCCACGGCCATGGCTGCTTCGTCTGGCTCCTCGCCGCGTTTGGCGAACGGGATCACGGCCCATGGCTCGGTCACTACTCGGCGCGCCATCTCGTTGATGGCCTTCTGGAGCTTGGGCCATGTGTCGAGCATGGCGGAAAACAGGAGATGCTGCAGCCGGGTGTCTCCACTCATGGCACCAGCCAGGGACGCACGGACATCCGCGGGGCCTTGCTCGCGTTCGAAGTAATCCCACAGCCGATCACGTGCTGCTTGTGTGTGAATGCTTTGCAGGAGGTCACCATCCAGCGCTGCCTCTGATTTGGTCGTTGCTTTCCCTGCGGGTTTCCTTGTGGTCGTCGCCATGGTCGGCAGGGTGCCACGCGTCAAACCTTTGTGCGTTCCTTTGGAGTGGTCCCCTGCTTCATCCTATCTGCGCCGGCATACCGCAGGCTTGGCGCAGCGATCCCATGGGGAATGCCGGACCTGGGTCACTCTTCCTCGATGGTGCAATGTCATCGTGCCCGACCACGTCATCCAGATTGTAGCGAGCGACAAGGGTCTTTGCCAGTTCGATGCACGCGGCGATCTGCTCGGGTGGGTAGGTTTCCCATTGGCGGGCAGCCCCGCCGTTCTTGTGCCGCGCAAGGGTTGGGTGGAGTGACGAGAATTTATCAGGGTAGGCGTCCCCACCGTTGGCGAGCTCGATCCCGATCGAGCATGCGTTCAACCCGTAGTAGGTTGTGCCGGTGTTGGGATCCTTCCACTTGCTGGTGCCTGCGTGTCCTGCGGTGCGATCGCATGGGCGGCATTGGATGATGGTCCCGTCCCGCTCGATCACAAAGTGAGCGCAGACACCGTTGCCGAGTTGTCGCCAGTAGTTGATCGATGACTTTCCGGAGGCCCCGGCTGTGAAGTGAATGACGAGAAAGCGGCGGATCGCCATCACGGCCCCACCTGGGATGGGGTCGCGCTTTACTCCGTCAATCCAGTGGTCAGGAAGGATTTTCATGATGAGAGGGCTCTGGTGAGCATGGCGAGCAGACACAGCCCGCCGATGAAAATGGCAAGGAAGATGAACAACCATCCAAGCAGTGATCCGGTGTGGTCGTCGTCTTCGTCCATGGTGCTATACTTTCTCGATCTTTCCCTCTGGCTTCTTGTAGCACATCCACCCACAAGCTCTGACGGCCAACCACATGGTGAAAGCGAGGGATCGAGAGCATCCGCAATCGATAATGGCCGCGCGAAAGATGTCATCGGCCATGCGGCGAGTTACAGCGCTATAGCGTGACGAGCTGTCCAATGAGTAAAGATGGTCATGGATCACCGCACCGCGGAAGTATGGACCTGTCGGGCCTAGCCCTGAGCTGTGCAGGATTTGAGGGATCGATGCTCCATCGGTCAGCGCTCCACAAGGCACCGTGATGGTCGGGAAAGCGGGGTTGGTGTAGCGGAAGTAGTGAGTGATCTTCCACACAGCCTGTTTGTCTCGATACCCATACAGGCGGGAGTCAAACGGATCGGGAAAGTGTTGATGTGGATCGGTCATTTCATCGCGCATGGCCGATTGTTCAGCTCGTTGGTCAAATCCGTGATAGCCTTCGCCACGTGAAACTGTGCCTTGATCCCTTCCCCAGTCAGCCCTTCCAGCACCTTGGCGTTTTCCCTTTGCAATTCCATAGCCTCGGCGTGCCGCTTCTCTCTTGCCTCGTTTTCCAGTTGTCGCGCTTCCTCTTCCGCTTGCCTGCGCATATCCTCCCGCTTCTCGACCAGGTCTTGCCGCTGGGCGTCGCGCCGTTCACGCAGGCGGTTTGAGTTCCAAAAGATCAGCAGTGCGATGGCCATCACGAACAGCGCACCGTGCCGGCCGGTCAGTCGATCCCATGATTCCTCATCGAGCAACGTGTTCAGACTGGCGATGATTGCGGCGATCGACAGCGTCAAGCCTTCGGTCGCTGTGGCGAATACGTATGAGATCGCGTGGAATCGGTGTGGCATGGGCGAGAAAGTTGGTTGCAGGAACGGGAATCGAACCCGTGACCCCGGCGTATGAGACCAGTGACTTGCCGCTTGTCCATCCTGCGGTTGAACGTCGGGAAACTCGCATGACGCGCGGGATGGTTGCCACTTGCAGGAGTGGTCCCCCGTCACCAGCCGGTGACGAGCCCAGGCAGCCAGCCACCTCCACCAGCGGATGAACTCAGGATGTCGCCCGCTCCGATGGCTCCGGTCATCCGTGATCCGCACATGATTGCTCCGATGTATGCGTCGGCTCGGTCCGGTGAGCGAATTCCACGTGCCCTCATGTCATCCTTGCTCTCGATCCTGAGCCTTCCCTTGGAATCCCACTCAAGGCGGCGGGTGGTCAGTTGCTCAAACAACCCGGGGTCGAATTTGTCACGCGGTCCGATGTGGATCTTGCCTCGCTCGATGTCGCGGCAGGCCTCGATCCAACACTCCGAGATCAGGTTGGCGTAGTTCGACGGATCTCGGGCCGGTATGCCTCCATGGAATTCCTCGACGCGAAACCCTTCCTCAATGAAATCCTTGATGATCACGTTTCCGATGCCGTCAGCATCCCCGAACACTTGCCCGGGGTGGAGCATCAGTTGGTCGAAGTATTGGCGGAACTCTCGACGGGCCTGCGTCGTGTTGGAGTCGCGCCAGAACGCATGCAGCCGCGGCACGTTCCCCCATCGCCACGCCAGCGCGTTCTCGTCTCCTCCGGCTGCGTAGTCGCAGAATGCCACCTTTTCCCCGCTCTCGTCGGCAGTCGGTTGGATCCGGAATGCGTTCTCCAGTGCCTCCGGTGACAGCACAACCCGACCGTCCAGGCTGGTGAACTCGGCCAAGTGCATCGAACGGTAAAGCGGAGAGTTCTCGCCCAGCTCCAACCGGTCGCGCTCGCGCTTCTCCAGTGGGATGTGAGGGCATTCCATGGATGTGACTCGGCGCGTCCAATACAGGCCCGCGAGCTTGAAGAATGCGGAATGGAAGCGGCCTGCCGGTTCACCTGGGGAGGATGTCCACAGCTGAAATTTGCGGGTGCATCGTTGGAATGCTCCAAAGATCTCATCCGACACACCCTTGGCCTCGTCAACGATGATGAACACCGGATCGATGTCGTCGCCAATCGTTGGGTGCCATCCTTCTGCGCGCTTGGGGTCGGAGGTCGAGAACCCGATTGCCTTGCCTCCCTCGGGTGTGGTGATCGTGAGTGGGGCGGATCCGGAGGTGATGTGCCACCGTCCACCAGATTGAGCGGCCAGAGCGGGCCAAAGTTGGTTCTGCAGCTGATTGAACGAACCGGAAGTGATCACACACTTGCCGCGTGGGTAGCGATCGAGGAACCATGCCACTGCCGGACCGATCAGAGCGGTGGTCTTGCCGGATCCGTTCGCAGCCGCGATCACAGTCGGTGGTCCACCGTATGCTTGCCAGCCGATTGATTGCAGCGCCTCGGCCTGCCAATCGTAAAGCTCCATCCCGAGCGAGCGCCACGCGTAGTAGGCTGGGCTGTCCTTGGGTGGAAGGTGTTTCATGCTTTTGAAGGACGCGCTTTGGCGTCCGCCTCCGCCAACAGGCGCGCGAATGCCGCTTCCTCCTCGGTGGTGCGCGCCTTGGTCGCGGTGTGGATCGGTCCACCGTCCGGCCCGCTGAGTTCTTGGGTGATCCGCTCGCCGTATCGTTTCGGATCCCACTTCGCCAACAGCTTGAGCCGCGTCTCCACTTGCAGCTTCCGGTGGCCCAGCATGTCACCTCGTTTGATGCGCGGTCCTTCCGGTGTGTCGGTGTGCTCGATTCCTTCCTGTGGAGTGTCGGCAATTGTCAGTGCTTGAAGGGCAATAGCATCCCATCCGGCATTCCTCGCGCGCGCGATGTGTTCGGAAAGATCAGGGTCCGCTTTCATCCAATCATACACGGTGACCACGCCGGGCATGTTGTCGGGTTGGCAGATCACGGTGAGTGGTATACCGGCGGACAGCCCTTCAATGATGCGGCGTTCGACCGCTTGGGTCCGACGCGTGGGCCTGCCAATTTTGGCGGCCTTCTTGGCTTTCTTCTTCGCTGGCATGGATGGTGTATCGCTCGGGATTGGTCTCGGCTCAATCGGTGGCGGTGGTCCCTGTCGGTGGATCGGGTTGCGCCTTGGTTGGTTTCTGCATGCGCGGGTGGATCTTGAGCCCCAGTGCCTTGAATGCTTCGAGGATGGCGTCGCGTTTGATGCAGGCAATGACGAGGTCTTGTGCCTTGAACAGCACCTTGACGCGTTTGCCAACTACCTTGGGCCCCATGTCCACGGTGACTCGCAGCGTCCACTTGTTTTTCTGGTGGTCGAACACGAGGTGATGGCTTCCGTATCCTGTGGGCGCCGGAGCCGGTTCGTTGATCTCGATTTCCTTTTCTGGTTTTTTCATGGTGTTGTGTTGGATTGGAGCCACAGGACGCGGCTTGGTTTTCCTGTTTTGGAGTGAAGCCACCCGGGCAGTCGGCACGGGTGTTCGGGGTGTCCGATGAGAGATGCGTCGACGCCGAGCGCGTCGGCAGTGTGGTGGAGGGATTCGATTGCGGCGGGTTCTGGGTGGTGGAACCACGCGTGAACGCTCTTCGATCCAGTGTAGAGCACGGCGGCCAGCGTCCATTGCAGTGCCTCGCGGATCCATCTGGTGATGGCGAGGGAAGCGGCGATGTGTTCGCGCAGTTCGGTCGGGGTGGTTGGCTTGATCCCGTCGAACCCGTCGAAGTCGAGCACGAGATAAGGAGCGGAGGTGATGCGGTCAGCGGATCGAGAGAACGTGCCGGGCATCCAGGTGGCGGGAGTGACCATGGGCCCCACGGTGTGCTCGGGTTGGTCTTGCCACTCGGTGACGGTGTGCCATCGGTCAGCGTGCTCTGGTTTTCCGCTCGCGTAGACCGAGCCGGTCCACACGATTGAGTCGGCCGGAAATAGAGCGGCGAGGAACCGGCGCGGATCGGTGAGCCATCCGATTCGTTGTTCTGGAGATCCAGCGCGTGCTTGGAGTTCGGTCCACGGATGAGCGGCGATGATTTCGGCGCGTTTTTCGCGGATGGCTCGGCTCACTCGTTTGCGTGGAACAGCGGCAGCTTCCACTTTCACCTTTCCGGCGCGGTATGCGCGGTCAGCGGCAGGATCGCGGTCTTGATGAATTCCGGCGAGGCGGAAGATTTCGGATCGATGTGAGCGGCCAGATTCACCCGGGTATCGAGCACAGGTGTATGCTCCTGAGTCGGCGCGGATGGAAAGGTTGGTTCCGGCGCGGTCGTTTCCTTCGGCGGCACATGCTGGGCATCGAGCGGAGATCCTGCCGGATCCAGCTTTCACATTTTCGAGTCTGTTGTGATCGAGCGGCATGGATTTAACGATTCCACGGGGTGGAGGGTGTGGAGGGTAATTCGTCAAACCCGAGCTGCAGCGATTGTCCTATATATAGTACTTTGACCTCACGTATAGTATAGTAAATCACCCTCCACACCCTCCACTTTTTAAACGCTTGTTTCATTTTCACGGTTTCGATTTTCAGAAAAGTGAGTTTCCACCCTCCACACCCTCCACGGCGGAAAACTCCTTTGGAGAGATGCGCCAACCGTTTTTCTGACCGGTTCGCGACTTCTGAACGCGTTCCGGATGCTTGACGGAGATCCGGTGGAGGTATTTCGCGCATGCCTGACGGTAGGTGAACACCTGGGCGGCACGGAACTGATGGCGGTCGCGGATCTTGGTTTCGAGTTCCTCGGCGGTGATCCAGACGGGGCCGTCGTCGAGTTGGAATTCCAGTGTTGAGTCGATGAGGTCGAGGAGTTCGGATTCTGGCGCGAGTCCGTCGAGTGCTTGGAGCAGATCGGGATGATGGAATGTGGCGATGCCGTAGCGGCGGCGGTCGCGGTATGCGGAGGGGATTTGGTATTCGTTGAGCAGCCAGAAGATGAATGCGGGCACCTCGGAGCGGATGGCCTCGGCGAGTGCGTCGCGTTCGTCCTGGGTTTCGGTGGGCATGGGCATGTCGAACCGGCTGGCGCGCAACAGGATGATCTTGTCCTCGATGTCGGAGTTGAATGGCGGCAGCACGCACAGTGCTTCGGGGTCGTCGTTGCAGGTGATCGAGATCCGCCACCATGGCCGGATGGCGATGGCGTCTTTGCCCTTGGCGTGGAGTGCACCTACTGAGGCCCCGACGGTGGCGCCCTTGAGGCGGGCACCGAATGCGAGCCGGTCGCGGATGGCGGTGGATGCGGCGCAGTCGTCGAGTGTCAGGTGTTCGGCGTTGAACAGCTCGCCGTTGAAATCGTTGCCGCGGATGAAGTAGCGCTCGGCGTTGGATGCACGGCCAGCAAGGCATGGAGTGATGAGCGCGTGTTGGATGAACGATTTCCCGCAATCCTTGGGTCCGGCGATGGCGAGTGCCTGTTGTTGTTGGTATCGGCCGGCGCGCAGTGCTTGGATGGACGATTGGAGCCACCCGAAAAGCGCGTGCATTTGGGCGTGTCCGGTTGCGGCGTCTTCCTGTGAGAGTAGCAGCCCGCCGATGAACTGGTCGATGATCGGCCACTCGCCCTTCTGAGGTTCGATGAGTCGGCGGTTTTCGGTGACCAGATGGCGGATCCCGTTCTCGATGTAGAATCCTGAGTCGCGTCCGCACAGTGGGCCGTAGCGTGCGATGTCGTTTTCGAGGATCGTCTTTTCGATCACGTGATCGGCTTCGCTCATGGTTTCGCCTTTCTGGCGTGCGGTATTCACGCCACGGCCAGCGAGGATCCGCTTGTATGACGAGATGGACACTGGCAGCCACCGGCCGCCCGGGTTGCGCACAAGGAACCGCTCGCTTTGCGGGTAGTAGTAATCGGGCACATCCTCGATGCCGAGCGCGGCCAGATCGATGGCCTTCCCGTTGGTTTTGGCGGCGGGCTTGGGCGTGTGGGTTGGAAATCGTTCGGACAGTTTCATCGAGTGCAGGTGGTTTTTGATTTGGGTTGAGTGTTCTTGGTGGCGGCCATGGTTTTGGCGCTGTCGGACAGGATCCGTGCGGCCATGTTCTGCCAGTATGCGCGGCGGTGGACGGCGCGGCCGGTGTATCCGTTGGTGGTGCGCCAGTCGGAATCGATGGTGGCCAAGTAATCGGCGAGCGTGTTGACGGTGTCGGAGGTCATGACTGAAGTTTGAAGCTGGGTGCTGCGGCGGTATCATTTGACACCTCGCCACGTTCGACGCGGCGGTGGAATTCCTTGGCCTGTGGGGAGATGAACATTCCTTGGAACCAATCCTTGAGGTGGAGGCCGTCGAGCGAGCGCACGCGGCTGATGGCGACGTATGCTTGCCCGGGTTCGCGGGCTGCGCGGATGTCGATCAGCGCGCGGTCGAGCGTGAGCCCTTGGGATTTGTGGATCGTGCACGCCCATGCGAGCCGCAGCGGGAATTGTTTGAACGTGCCGGTGGTTCCGGCCTCGGCGGTTGGGTCGAATTCCCACGTGTGAGGTTCCACAGTGACGGTGCGTCCGTTGTCGAGTTGCACAGCGATGCTGTCATCGGTCCATCCGGTGACTGCGCCCAGGTCACCATTGGCGGCGAGCAGGGAATCCACGCGTTCCGGATCGCGGAGGTTGGCGGTGATCATGACGCGGGCGCCTGGCTTGATCGTCAGGTGAGTTGGAGTGACCAGATTCTTTTTCAGCCATTCGATTTCCTCGGTTGGTCCTTCGCCCTCGGCGTCGAATGTCGTTTCGTGGTCGTCGATCGCGCCGAGTTGGTATGCGTTCCACTTGTCCACCTGCGCGTTGTGCGTCATGAGCCGGAGAAGTGAGGCCTTGGGAAACATGGCCACGCGCTTCTTGAGGATGGCGGCTCCCTGTTTGGTCACGGTCCCTTCGCGGAACTGATTCAGGATCGAGACAAAATCCGGATCGTCCTGCCGGTGCACGGTGCGCAGCGAAATGTTGGAGAAGTTGAGAGCGGCCCACGTGTCCGATTGGAATGCCCAATCGTATTGTCCGGTTTTGGCGACGGGTGGGAGCTGGAGGAAATCGCCGACCGTGATCACCTGGATGCCGCCGAATGGCCGGATGTCTTCGCGGACGGCGCGGCATACGTGGTCGATGAAATCGAGGATGCGCCCGGGGAGCATGGACACCTCATCGATGATCAAGGTGTTGGTTCCGCGGATCCGCTGGGTGGCGCGCTTCCACGCGTGGCCGCGTGTGCGCATGTAATTGAGGTAATCGGCGAACGATTGCCCGGCGCGTGGCCCCAGCCCGATGCCGCTCCACCGGTAGATCGTGGATGTGTCGACGTGCTGGCCAAACGTGGTGGCGAGTTTGTCGCGCAGATTGAGAGCCGCCACGCCGGTGGTGGCGCACACCTTGAGTGATCGGTCACCGATGCGACGGCGGATGGCTTCCACGGTCACGGATGATTTGCCTGTTCCGGCCGGTCCGGTGACGAACACATTGCGGCCTTCGTTGATGCGTGCCAGTGCGATGGCTTGATCGGGGTCGAGTTTCATGCTGCTGGTTGTTTTTCCTCCGCTTCGACGATTGCCGAGATGTCTGGGTTTTGAGAGATCACGGCAGCCACGATGGCGCGCGCTAATCTGCGCGGCACCGCGTTGCCGATTTGCCGGACCTGATCGGTCTTGGTGCCGGTGAATTGGTAGTGAGCGGGGAATCCTTGAGCTGCGGCGAGTTCGTGCGGCTGTAGCATGCGGAATCCGATGCGATCGCCATCCACGTCAACGAGCGCAAACCGATCCTTGCAAGTCACAGTCGGCAATGGCTCAGAAGCGGGCCGAGCTTGGCCGTTGCCGTAGTATTCCAGAATGAGCGCGTGATGCGTTCCGCCTGCTGATACCGTGTCGAGTGGCACCTCTGGTGATTTGATGGATGACGCGAGGTGAGCGTCGCTCGATCCTCTCAGTTTCAGCAGATACGCCACGCCCATGGCCCCGCCCTTCGCGCACGTCACGGTCGGCACCGGAGCGGTTGCGCAGATGGTCCTCCCGCCATGCTCCATTGCGACTAAGAACGGCTTGCCGCTGTAGCGCGCCAACCCTTCGTGGATCCGCTCCATAGTGCGGTCGGCGAGCGGCCGCTTGCGTTGGTTGATAGGGATCACCGGAATGCTCCAATCGATCACGCTGTCGGCTGCGCTCTTCCAGCGCCGGGTTGTCATCAGATCAGGATGACGGCTGTGGGTAGCGTGCGGCCACACGATCTGCCGGCGTCCGCGCACGGCCTGGACAAACAAGCGAGTGCGCGTGGTCGGGTCGCCGTAGTCAGCAGCACAGAGCAGCCGGTGGTCGACCTTGTATCCGAGCGAGGTGAGCGCGGCCTTCCATGCAGCGAACGTCTCACCCTTGCGGCTGGCCAGCGGTTGCCCCTTGGTTCCGATTGGCCCCCACTCAGCAAACTCCGGCACGTTCTCGATTAGGATCACTGGCGGCCGCAGTGCTTCGGCCCAGCGGACCACGCACCATGCTGTGGCGCGGGATTGGTCCGACATCGGCTTTCCTCCACGGGCGCGGCTGTGGTGAGTGCATTCTGGCGACGCCCACAGCAGATCAAGCTCCCCCTCGGCGAATAGATCGCGGGGATTCACACTGTCCACTCCGGTGCACAGGTGGCGTGCCTCGGGATGGTTGGCGGTGTGCGTTTCAATTGCGCGCGGCCAATGGTTGATAGCTGTCAGTTCCGGTTTTTTGCCGAGCACGAGCACAGCCTCCATGGCACCGGCGGATGTTCCGCCCGCTCCGCAGAAAAGATCGGCGATGCGATATTTCATTGAGAGACACCTCCAGCTTGGGCGCTTACCTTAGCACCAGATCCATCACTGAATCCGTGCCGTTCATCGTGACCGAGTGGCAGGATGCATCCCTCGCCTCCAGCCATTCCTCTCCATCCGCAAAGAAGTTGCCGTTTGGGCACTCCCTCGGGAAGTAGGGCAAACAGACGATCGGTGGCCTGTTGCGTGTGGTGGCGGCCTTGCACGTCGCGAAGGTTCCGAACGGCTGCGCGCAACTCCTCCAGATTCTTCTCTGCTATCCTACCGCGTTCCAATGCTTCTCGCTCGCGCCTTTCCTCCATGAGCCGATCCTTCATTTGGTCGTGCTCCCAGTCGCCGCGGGCGTAGTCGTCGTCTGAGTGGTTGCTCACAGCTCCACCTCCCTCATCTCCTCGATTCGGATCATGCACCCGGGCGGGTTGTTCCGTGGGATTTCCCAATACTTCCGCACAACGAGCTCGCACACTTGGTCGTCGTCGAGCCATGCGCGGATCCCTGTCAGAGCATCGAGCACGGCCTTGGCGAGATTGTCCGCGTCCGGCTTGTTATCGTAGATGAACACGGGAGAGGCGGGCTTGAGCGCGCCATTCGTGCGAAAGTGAGACTTCGGACGCGGCATGAAGAACGTCAGCGTGACCGAGAGCGGCGTGTGGATGCATGCGCCCTCGATCTCCTTGCACGCCACAGCGACGCAGGATTTCCAACCCTCGGCGGTGCCTGGGTCATACACCGCAGCACGGTTGCCACGCACGAATGCGCGAGGCCTTGGCTGACCCTTGGGCGCACCATTGGCGCGGAACAAATGAAGCGGGATGCGCTGAATGATGACTTCTTTCTCTTGAGCAGTCATGCTGGCACCCCGTCTTTCCACTGCGCGATCTCCCGCGCAAATTGGGTCTTGAGCGATTCAAACCAACGCAGGTCATTACCTGTCAGGTTGAAATCGTCGAAATCCTCTTGGACCGTTGACGCGATGCGCTCGCACACTTCCAGCTCGCGCCCGCTCATGCGGTTGCGGCAGGTATCGAGCATCGCGCGGGCCGCGTCAGTGTCGTCTTCGGTGAATGATGCGCGCAGTTCTTCGTATGGATCGGCCCAGAGCATCAGTAGTCGCTGTCGCCCTCCGGTTGGGAGTCAGCTTCCGCTGACTCCATGTCGAAAATCAGGTTGTCGAGGTGGTGCTTGAAGACAGGCGCAATTTTCTTTCCGCCCACTTGCTCGATGATCCGGAGCCCTGGCAGTCCCCAGTCCAATCCGATCTTGTCGATCGCCGCGTATTTTTTGTCCCGTTGTGATTTGCCAATCACAACCATGGCTGCCGCTTTCGACTCTTCCATCATCCGGCCGTGATCGACGGGCGCAGCGAGAGCGTTCGCCTTCTCTTTGATCAATTTAGCCAGATGCTTGTCAGGTTCGTTCCACTCATTGTAGGAAACCAGCTTGCAGATCAGATCCGGTCCGTGGTCGTTGAGTAGCAGGTCGAGTTTCTTCCTCCGTTGCAGCTTGTTGGTTTTCTCCAGATCCACGAGCATCTGCGTCACATCGTAATCGCTGATCTCCTCGCGAGTTTCCTCTTCTTCAACGTCCACGATGCGTGGACCGTCGAGCAGATCGGGTTCGTGGTCGACAGGCGCAGGAGCGGCAGGCTTCTTCGGTGCAGGCACGCCCGGGATCTCCGCTGTGGCTTCTTCCTCGGTGGTCGCCGAGTCGTCATCCATGCGCAGCGGCATCACGATAGCCTTGCCAAGTTCGTGAGAGATCAGGAACGGGCCGCCGGGGCTCTCGCTGGCAAACTCGACGCTGACACTCTCGTCCTTACCGAATCCGCAACCGAACCCGCAGGCCTCCAGCACAAAGTCTGTAGCCAGCACCACGCCAGAGCGGATGCCCAAGCGGCTGATGCTCGCCCTGGTCACGATGTCACGCGCCACTGGCAGACCGTCTGGCAGCAGGCTTTTCCATTTCGGGTATGTGCCGGCATCGTCAGCGGCTGCCAGCACGATCTTCTTGGCGGCCTTGGAAACCACCTCGTATTCGCCCGGCTCGATGGCGGAGATGTCGGTGTCGAACATGCCCGGGTCAAATGTGCCCACGTGCATGCGTTTGCCGTCCGTGGCCACGATGTAATAATTCAGCGCGTCACGCTCGATGTGAACGTGCTGCAGGATGTGCCGCTCGTCATCTTTGCTGCGCGCGGTAGCCACCCACAGCAGCGAGCGGAACAGCGGATGCAAGTCGGTGATGACCTCGGCGTCAAATTTGGTGATGTTTCTCATGATGGTGAGTCTTTCTGGGTGTTGGATTTCAGCGGGAGGAAACGATGGGTTTCTTGAAGATGCGGATGCCGCCGGTGGTGAGCCCTTCCTGCGATCCGATGACGCGGTCCACGTCCTTGTCCGACGCGGCCCATTCTTTCAGCCATGCGAGCGTTTCGGCGCGGCGGGGAGTGATGTCGACCAGGTCGGGGTTCACGGTCGCGAACGTGCGGGCGTCGATCACCTCGAAGTCGATGGCAAACCGCACACCGTGAGCGATGCGCGCGGAGTTGGTTTCTTCGGCTGCGTCCATACGGGCGGCCAGTAGCTTTTGGCGTTCGGCTTCGGCCTGCTTGGCGGCGATCACGTCCGAGATCTTGCCTGACTCACTGGCCGCAGCGGCTGCGGCTTCGGCAGCCTCACGCGCTGCGCGTGCTTCTTCGGCGATCCTGCGTTCCTCCGCTTCCTTCTCGGCCTTGATGCGGGCCTGCTCAGTGGCGTGTGATTCGATGCACTTGCGCAGGCGAGCCTCTTCCGCGTCGACTTCCTTGAGGAAATCCTTGGCGACCTGGTCGATCTTCTTACCGACGGCGAGCACCGGTTCCTTGATTGCCTTGCGGCACTTCTCGGTTTCGATCCGGATCGCAGCCAAGTTGCGCACGTGGCGGGCGGCGATGCTGGATTCCTCGTTGTCCGTCACCTGCACGATGGCAGCGGCGGCTGATACAATCTCCTCACGCCGCGCAAGCGCGTCCGGAGAGATTTCGATTTCGTATCCTTGCCCCGAAAGGATCAGGGCCTCGTTGGTTGTGTCTGTGGTATTCATGTGGTGCTAGGTTGCTGAGATGGTCTGTGGGAGAAGTCCGTTGCCTCTCCATGTTGGGTCGATGTGTCCGGTGCAGATGCAGTGGTTGAGATGAAGTGTGCGGGCGTGTGAGTGGAAGCAGTGATGGCAGCAGTGGGGCGGGCAGTTCTTTTGGCGTAGCCTCCGCACTTCCGCGGCGAGCCGCTGCGTGATGGTCAAAACGGGTCTTTGCGCGCCATCGGGTGTTCGTAGATCGGCAGATCCTTGATGAGCAGTGGATGCCGTGGGTCTTCCTCCAACCGAACAGCAAGCCACGCACGTTCCGGATCCACTGGATCCCGCATGATCACCAGATCCGTCGAGAACGCGTTGACCGCCTTGTGCCAGTCCTTGATCGCTTCGTCCGCGTGCAGCGGAGTCACGTCGATTGTCTCCCCCTCGGTCGCGCCCAGGCTGCGCGGCGCGATGTCTTCCGGTCCCTTGATCGGTGTCGCCTGCCCCCGGTTCTCTCCCTTGGGCACCGGCATTTCCTGCGAAAGAACGATCCCCGTGGCAGCAGCCTTGCGAGCGGCCGCCGCTTCCCGCTTTCCCGGCGGATCGATGCGGTCGATTGCGGCTTTCACTTCGGCGTCCTCCTTGGCCTTGGCTGCGCGCTCCGCCAGTGTCATGCGCGGTTGCGATTCGTTGTTGGCCGGAGGTGTGGTGGTGGTAGTGGCGGCCGCTTGTTTCGCGGCGAGTATTTCGGCGATGGTTGGCATGATCGTGGTGCAGGTTTTGTTGATCGGCGGCGTAAGGTTCTTGAGCCTCACGGAATCGCACCCATCGCCCGGATCTTTCCAGACTACTTGGCACCGGCTTTCGCCGCCTCTCGCCACCAAAGCCCCACCCCGCATAAAGCAGGGTGAGGCGTGGCTGAGTTGCCGGTCTCTCCCGACTGTCACGCATGAGTCCGCCCCGCGTTTGGGCTTTTGACACCTGCACCAGCATCAAAAATCCTCTTCCGCTCCAGCGGTCGCGCCGAGCAGCTCCATGACTTCCTCAAGGGCCGCAGCCAGCCGCTTATCGTCGGCCTTGGGCTTGGCGTTCTCCTTGTGCTTGGGCAGCCACTTCTCGATGAGCGCTTGCACCGCGTCTTCGTCCAGATCGCCGAGATCCACGCCGGCATGCTTGCCCACGTGCACCTTGCACTTCTGCCACGCTTGACGGCCTTCGCCTTCGTCGGCCTTCGGCGCCTTGCGATAGGACGACTCGCCACTTGCGTGGGTATCCTTTTGCTCGCGGTCCTTGACGCGGGTGTAATTTCCGGACGGCTTGAGCGGCTCCTTGCCCTTGTCGGGCCCAAGGAAGCTGATCACCGCATACGTCTGGCTGTTCTGCCCTTCTTCGTGTTGAACGATGAGTTGAACGCCACGGCCGACCAGGGCCTCGGTGTCAAACTCGTCGCGCTCCACTTCGGTCAGATCGCGGCCAAGGATGCGCTTCAGATCCTTGCGGAAATTCGCCTTCTCGTTGAGGCTCGGAGTGTAGCCACGGCTCCAAACGCAGAAGCGCTTGCCGTCGTCGTCTTCCACTTCAGTCTCAAACACCAGACGGAACACGTCACGCTCGCCATATTGGCTTTGCTGCTTTTTGAGCGGTGTCACGTCCACAATCACCGCGCGAACGGTGCCATCGGTCTCGGGGTGTGGCATGAAGTCGCCACCTTTTTTTTCACTTAGTTTCATGGGGTTCTGTTGGTTTCGTTGGTTCGTTGGTTTCTCTCTGTGTTCGCCCTGCGTCGCGGGTCGCGCCTGTTTTGAAATTGGTGTCAGCGAGTAGTCGCCACGGGCCTGCCGTTCGGATCGGTGACGATGGCCAGCGCACCGGCGATCTTGTTGACCACTTCGGCGGCATCACCGGATGTGATCTCGTCGCCTTCAAACTGACGGCGCAGGCGCTCGACCTGGCCGGTGGCCTGTTGGAGAACGAATTCCAGAAGGCGCAGCTGTGCGGATGAAATGTCGTCTGGAGCGAACCGGCTCATCGTGGATCCTTTCCATTCGCCCGTTGGGTCGGTTCAAGGTTGATGCCGTCGGTTGAGTAGTTCTCCTCGCGGATCTCCCAGATGCGCTCCTCACGTGCCATCCGGAACAAGCGCACCGCGTTTCCCATGCAGGCGAACGCGATCACGCTAAGGACAAACACACCGGCGACGCAGGCCAGCGCACGCCCTACCAGTCCTTCATGCGCCATCCAGCCGACTTGTGAGCCAACTGCTGCAATCAAGCACCCACTCACAACGGAGATGACAAGCTCTCGTTTGGATGCCTCAAAAAGTCGTTCTGATCGTTTCATCGTTTTGTGCTAGTTGAATCCCCCGCTCCGCCTATTTTGAAGCCCCCGACGGGCAGGCATTGGTCGCCACCACTGGCGGAACGGGGAAAGTTTTCATCAGTAGGTCGGCACCATGCCGGGTTGATTGGTTGGCGCGGCCACCTCGCCGCGATTGCGCTTTGCCCTCTTTGCGAGGGTCGCCTTCACCTTCTCCGCATCGAAGCGGATCAGGGTGCCTTCGTGGACCTCGGCATCGATGATCCCGTCGCGGTAGATCCGCAGGACGGCGTTCACGCTCATACCCAGCTCGAGGCCGAGCTTGCGAGCGGACACCAGATTCCGAGTGGATTGAGGCCTCGCGCTCATGCCTCCCTTCCTTCCTGTTGAGGAACGCCGGACAGCAACTGTGCCAGCAGAACGTCCACTCCTCTTTCTAAGGCCAACCGGATGACATCGGACTTTTTCAGACCGGTGGATTTGACCGCGTCATCCACTTTCAAATTTAATGCCTCTTGGATTCTTAGAGTGATTACCTTTTCGGCTTGGCTGACTTCTTGCGTTTCCGGATGGCTCATGTTTCGGAACGTAGTCATTTTGACTACGCCAGCAAGAAAAAAGTAGTCATTTTGATATTTTTATGATAAGTCATTAAAAATGAACGACAACGAATCAGTAAAAATCGTCTCTGCCCCGATCCGCATGTCGCCGGAATTGATGGAAAAAGTGTCGGAAGCGGTGAAAAGAACAGGGCACAAGCAGGCTGAAATCTTGCGAATGTGCCTTGAAATAGGCCTAGAAGATCTCAGCGCCTGCAAATATGATCTGCCCAAGCTTGTTGCCGATACTGCCAGAGCGCTCCGGTCCGCCAAAACTTCGGCGCCGTCGGTCATCACCTTCCCTGAGGTTCCGCTACTCAGGGCCGCTGCAGGATTCCCTATCTTGGCCGATGCTGAAATGGTCGAGCCGGATCGAGATCTCGGTATGGGCCGCTTTCTTCTTGAGCTACGTGGAGACTCGATGGAACCGAGGTTCAAACACAAGCAGCGAGTAGTTCTGCGCGACAAGGCCACCCTCAAGCGCCCAGTCCTGAAATACGGCGAGCTCTACTGCTTCGTTTATGACGGGGCCGCCGCTTTCAAGCAGTGGGCCAAAGATGCGGAAGGAAACAAAGTCCTGCGCTCTCTCAATCCAGAGCATGCGGATATACAAGCCGAGGAGGGATTGGATTGGATCGGATGGTTCGACAAAGCGGATAACCTGTGACACCCTGCTCAAATGAAAGCCATTTTATATGCGGTGATTGGAATCATGGCGGTGGCTATTGCCGTCTTGATGTATGAATGGAAAACTGAGAGCCGTGATCATGCGGAGAAGATCGACAAGCAGGCATCAACCATTCAAAACCTAGAAAAAAAGCTGGAATCCGCAAACGATGCTGTTGCCGCAGAAAAGAAACGCGGAGACGAATGGCAAGCCAGTTCGGCCGATCTGGCGGAAAAATATGTGAATCAAAAATGGGCGAAGCAAGACCTTGAGATTTACTATGAGAAAATCGTTCCGCTCCTTGAGAAGAAGGCTTATGCACAAGGTCAATATGATGTTTTGGCTGGCAAAGATTCATCAATCAAGATGCCAGAGCCAAAGCCTTCGAGTATTCCCGGCATGCCAGCTGGTGTTGAGCGGAAAGCTGCCCAAGAGCCAATCAATCTCGATAAGTAGGCTCACTGGGTGTGATGGGTGTGGAGGGTAATTCGGGAAACCCGTGGCAATCTCTGCCCCTTATATTGTACTTTGATATTCCTAGTGATGTAGAAAAACACCATCCACACCCTCCACTATTTGGTCTCAACTTGGAAATAGGCCCGCCCAGCCGCAGTGGTGACCGCTCGGCGGTAGTGCCGAAACAGCGTCTCGCTTCCAGCCGTGTGGCCCAAGGCCTCCTTGGTAGCCTTGTCTCCCTTCCATGCGAGAAAGTGCGAGGCGAACGTGTGCCGCGTCACATCCTGTCCGCTGATGCTTGCCGTCTTCCTGATCCGCTGCCACCGCTTCCGCCATCCGGCCGGCGCCACGGGCCCAGTCTTTGGGTGCCCTTTGAGCTCGGCCTTCAACCGCGGCGTGATGGGCACCAGGCGATCCGAGCCGGTCTTGCTCGCATCAGGATGCACCGTGATGTATCGCTCCCCAATGTCCTCCCATTGTATCCGTGAGATCTCCCCACCTTCCGCGTCCGGTCGGATCCCGGCAAACAACAGCACCGCAAGCACCCGCTTTTCATCCGCTGTCTCGCAGGCCTCAAACATGGCCGCCACCTCGCCTTCCGTTAAAATCCGGATTTTGACGGAACTGCGGTGCCGCTCCCTGTAGCCGAGAATGGCCAACACTCGGGCCGCTCTCATGTCGATCGTGCTGCGCGCCAGTTTCTTGCCATCGGTCAGCGCCCGCTCGATCTCCGCGCGATCGATCACCCCGCAGGGAGTGTCCATGAACCACTTGGGCAGCCACCTGGGCAGGCGCTCCATGTCGGCCTTGTATCGGTCGCGCCAGTGCTCCTCGTTGGCAAGGATGGCTCGATCATACCGCAGTTTGAATGGCTCCTTGCTGGATTCATCCTTGAGCCGCGCGGCAGCCTGCTTGGCCGCGTCCACCAGCCCGAGCCCTGTCCCTTCCAAGATCCGCTCCGCCTCGATCGCCTGTGCAGCCAGCGTGGCGGAAATCATCCCGCCGCGCACTCCGGAATTGTGCGACGCCCGCAGCTTTCCTGCATACTTTTCTGCGGCAGGCTCCGTGAGAAATACCTTGCGAACCCGCTTTCCGGTTGCCGTCATGGACGGCGGAATGGAAACAACCCAGCGGTCGCCGCGTTGGAATGGTTGGAAGTCTGGTCTTTTCGGCATGGTGGCTGGTGCCACTAATGCCACAACGCGCCAAACAAATCAAACAAAACGCACATTCCAACAACGGGAAATCAACGAAAAATGGAGCCGCTGGTCGGATTTGAACCGACGACCTGCTCATTACGAATGCCGGAACAGGCATTGTGAAATATAGGTTTTTCACATGTATGTGAAATAGTGCCACATAGGTGCCACCACGCGCAAAGTTACGCCATGGCGGAAGTGAATCGCCTAGCATAATCGGATTCCTGCATACGCGATACATGCTGCTTTGTATAGTAGCGCGCCGCCTGTTGCGTCATCCCAAAAATATGAGCAGCCGCGCACGGTGTGGCGCCATTCAACACAAGGCCCACGAGCGCAGCAATTCGGGCCTCCTCAATGGCTTTGATTTTTGTGGCGGTAATCCACAAGTCTGCGGGATCGATCTCCCACGCGCTAGCGATTGAGCACAGGCACGGCCAATGATCGATGTGCTCGAGTCGTTTGCGCCGGCGCAGCTCGCCCGTGAGCGCGGCGACTGGCACTTGAGCAAGGGCTTCTTGAAGGGAGGACATCAGGAAAGGGCGAGAATGAGTAAGGGAAGTGCAATCAGCTCAGTGATAAATCGGACCGGCCTCTGAAATGCAAGTGTCAGCACATCATGCAGGCCGTATTTCCACGACAGCCGCCCTGGTCGCCGGTGTAACCCTCCCCAAAAATGAGCTGCTATTTCCGACAGGCCCGCCACTGGCAACGTGTGAAACCTCTCATGGGCGATGATTTGGCTCAGCGTCATGCCTCCTGCGTGAAGCGGGGAAACATAGATACGCCAACCCTTGCGGCTCTTGGCGACGGTGCCCGCGATGGGATGACGAGAAAGCAGTAAAAGTGCTCCAGTCCTGGCGGATCGCGAAATCCATGGGCGCACAAGAGCAAGCCGCTGCATCACGGAAATGTCTCGAGATTTGACCAGCGTCACATTGGTGCCAGGGATCCGTTGGAAAATGCGGCTCATACCTCAAGGGATGCCGCTTGAATAAACATGGCATCGAGTTGCGCGTCCGAAAGGTTCAGCGCCGCCGAAAGAGCAAGAACGGTTGCGCCTGTGCGTTGGAGCGGCGCCCCATCGGTCCACGCGCGGCGCACGACTACGGCGGCTTCATTCGGGACCGAATCGATAAGGGCTTCCACTTGAGGCAAAAGGCCGGCCATCTCGATCACAGCCTTAGCACGCCACGCGGCGATTTCACGCGGCACACGAACTGGCAGTGGCAAAGGTTGCCCATCAATCACCGCCTGCAGCACGGCGGCTGGATCGTTGCCGAGAATCTGCAGGAGCCGGGCCGCGTGGTGCTCCGGCTGGTCTGTCACAACATGGGAAAAATCCTCCGGCCCATAGATCAGAACGGGCGCAGGAACGTGAGCAATCTGCGCGTGGATTGTCTGCGTGAGAGGCGCGATCCAGAATGCGCATTCCAATTCGATCAACGTGAGCGGGCCCGTTGCCTGCTCTCCATCCGGCGAGAGAACCCGAGGACGGGGAAACAAACCGGACCCCACTGGGACTTGAACGGTGATTGGTTCAACAAGCGGAACGGTAGCGGTGTAGAATGTAGGATTCATGGCAGGTTTTCTTTTTTGAGCCAGTTGAGCAGAGCGCCCGTGAGAGTGTCGGCACCTGGGCGGGATCCGGCGGTGAGTTTCAGACGGGCAAATTGCCGAGAGCTTGCATCGGTGACAGCAACGCCACTAGCGGTTCTAAGGTTCGAATAAGGAGCCTCGATTACATTGTCATTCAAGAGTCCTAAGTAAGACCCTAAAGAGTTCCAAGCAGGGTATGGATCATTGGGCGTAAAGGTCGCCTTGAGACTTCGAACAGTAGCAGCGGCCGTGGTTACGCGATTGGGAAGAAAGATGCGCCATTCGCCAGCGAAAAGGCGCACAACGGAACCAGATTGACCAGCCGCCACCAAGTCGGTTTGTAGAGTCGCCGCCTGCGCTGGCAATGAATAAGGATACCCTGGCAAAGTAACGAGCGTGCCCTCGAGCGAATATACTGCCGTTACGGAGGCACCGTCATGCGTGACATCCAAATTTTGCACGTAATACATCCCATCGGCCAAATAATGCCGCCTCACCTCCGCCGTGTATGGTGCAGAAGTGTAGCTCGCAATCGCATCCGTGTAGCCTGCAGCCCGCAAATCGGTTTGTAGCTGCGCCATTGAGGTTTCCACCGCGTAAGGAAAGTTTGGCAGTGATATGGAAGAATTAAAGAGGGTGAGAGCTGTGATGGTTTTTCCTCCGCGCGTGGAGCGCAGGTCCATGTCAAGCATCACGCTGTTGAGTGTTTGCGGCCAAGTGCTCCGCGCCCAATACCAGTATGTGCCGTCAAGATTATCCACCACCGCCCCAGTCGGGCAGGGAATGAAATTCCCTTCGTTCCACGTCATCAGGTCATCCGAGTTTTCCGGAATCAATCGGATGTAGTTTGCAGGATCGGTGAACCCATCCGTGGCATTTCCATCAAGATCATGAGCGGACAGAAATCCGAACTCGAACCACTTCCCATCCGCATCCGAAACAATCCGAAACGCGCATTCATCCAGCGGGATTGGATTCTTGGCATGAACAATCTTCCCCCCTCTAATCACATACGGCACCATCGCGCCATTGTGATAAATGGTGCTGACGGTTTGCTGTGTGATCTTGGTCCGGATCCTCAGCGTTTTCGGCGTGTTCTGGTATTGGGTGCTCACTCAACAATGGCGTAAATCTTGGTGATGTCCTGTTGCTCTTCCGAAGTCAGCGCTTCGTATTCGGCGGCCGTCAGCGTCACGACAGTTGCACCAGCCGGACCCTGGGGCCCCGTTGGTCCTTGGGGGCCCTGACTTCCGGTTTCGCCTTGAACGCCCTGTTCGCCTTGCGCCCCTTGTGCTCCCTGCGGGCCGACCAGACTTGCCAGCCACTCTGCCCGCGTGCCAACGAATCCCCCTGCCAGCGCAAGCTGGTATGCGTCACGGCCAGTAGTTGTGACCGGGGCTGTCACCTGATTCTGAACCAGGGTGACTGGGGCTGAAATTTCGTTCGGCATGGCTATTTATTGTGGAGGACCGTCATTCTCAGTTCGTGCGTGGTCAGACGCTCTCCTGCGGCATCCGTGATTGCCAGATGTCCTTCATATTTCCCGGGTGTTACCGTGAAATCATCGAAACCAACTGGCGGCACCATGAACTCCCAAGTGTCTGCGTCCACGATGGTGATTGGCAAAACGCCGTCAGCAGCTTCCGTGTCGAATTGAAATGACGGCCCCGTTGGAGTGCGGGAAAGCGACATTTCCACCCGTTGGGCCGCGACTCCCGGTTGGAGCGCATTGATAAGGATCGGACCAATTACAGGAATCCCCTGCCATGTATCCCCAGCAACGTGATTCTCCAGTTGAACGAGGGCGGGAGTGTAGTCCATGACTCAAAACTCTATGTATGAGGTTTCTGTTTGAACAAAACGCGGAGTGGTCCCTGCTGAGTTTCTGGCGTCAATGAGTCAGCTCAACTGTCTCGATGCGGACAAAAAAGCGAGTGGTTCCGGTGGAGTTTCCGACCACCTCGACCTT